TCAGTTGGGATATTTTGTTCTCGCTTCGAGCTTCCGGATGGCGCTTTCCGCCAAAGCGACATCCCGTTTCAGATAATTTGCATCGAGGATCGAACGCACCTCGCGCAGTGTGTGACCGGTGATCGTTGCAATTTCGGCCTCTGTCGCACCGGCCAGAGCCAGACGCGTGACAGCCGTTCCGCGCAGATCGTTGAAGGTTACGCCAAACACGCCAGCGGCGCGGCAAGCCTTGCCCCAAGACGATCGGAAACCATCCGGTGTCCAAGGTTCGCCGTAGCTGTTGAGCAGGATGTTTCCGGCCTTCTGCCTGGTCGCGTCGAGTCTGATTTTGAGCGGGCCGCCGACCGGAATTGTGACGTTGATCTTCGTCTTTCCCTGCCGCAGCCGGATATACGTTCCGTCATACTGCATCCACGTCAGTTTCAGCAGATCGCCCTGCCGCTGCCCCGTCCAAAGAGCGATGATCAGCGGCAGATGCAGGTGCTCGTCTGCCGAGGCGAGAAACGCGGCCTCGTTCTCTTCCGTCCAAACGAATTCGTTCCGCGTCGCGCGATAGACACGGCCGCCGCGCTCGCATGGGTTCACGTCGACGAGACCGCCTTCCTTCGCCCAAGAGAGGATCCGCGCAAACACCTGCCAGCCGTAATCAGCCTGCCTGCGAGACTTTAGCGCCCTCTCATCCCGCCACGCTCGGAATATGCCCCGTGTGCGTTTGTCAGCGAGGGCCGAGAGCGGGAAGGTGCCGAACTTGCCCTCGATGACCTTTATCAGTTTCACGTAGTCACTTTGGGTGCGCGCCGCGAGATCGTGCCAATCAGTGCTTGATTGAAAGCCATTTAGGATGCTTTGGAGCGTCCCGGCCGCCGGCTGCACTTTGCGTGCGTGCGCAGCGTTATATGCTTCGTCGAACTCTGGATCACCGGGCTTGCCCGGAAGGCGCGGGCCGCCTTTGAATGCGTAGTAATAGGTGACTTCTTCGCCGTTCGCGAGGATCTTCTTGACGGGGTTCACACCCTTGTAGTGCTTAATTGCGCGCATTGCTTTTCAACCACTGGTCCAGAGGATTGTCGGCCGCCGTCGACTCCGTTGCGCAAACGACGCTGATTTTTCCGTTCTCGATTTCGACCCGGCCGACGGTGACGCCACCCGCTCGCACCGCCTGGACGGCGCGAGTGATATCGCTTTTACGGAAGGTGGCGCGTTGCGCGGTCATGGTCTCTCCATCTTCGATCGCGTCCGCAGGTTTTCAAACAACGTCGACACGTCTTCGATCTCGGAAACGACATCGATCAACAGGCGCGAAATGGCACCCGCAATATGCGACAATCGATGGAGCTCGTGTCTGTGAAGCTCGTTGTGATCGTGGGCACCCGACACGGCGAGCCGCAAGAGCGCATCGGAAAGGACTACTGCGATCGCCTGCGCGTCGAGCGCGATATCGTGTGCCTCTTTCAGCTGGTTGTGCTCGGCCGTCATGACGCGTCCCCTTCGATCTTCCGCAGGATGGCCGCGGGGGCGATGAGATCCCGCGGAGCAATCCGCCGGCCGTCCCAGATGCGGGCGCCCCAAAGCTGATGCTGCTGTTGCTGCTCATCCCACCAGGGCGAAATCCAGTAGGTCACAGCCCGGCCGTTGACCTCTACCTCGTAGGTGCCTTCGCCATCGAAAACACTGCGCGCCGCGACGATCATGATCGCGCTGCCGGCCGCAGTGACGACGCGATGACTGCGAACCGTCGGGCAGTCGGCCCGCAGCAGCGCCAGCAGGGTTTTGATCTGCTCGATACAGGCCTCGATGGCCTCGCCGAGCTGCGCGTCGGTTAGCGGCAACTGGGGATTTTCCCCAGTTGCCGCCGTCGCCGCGGCGAGCAAAGCGGCGGCAGTGCTGCCTTCGGCGATCTGGAAAAACTCGCGACGGGAAAGCCTTGCATCCCGGCCGCCGTTTGCATTATGATCCGTCTGCATTTGATACCTTTCAGGTGTTGAAAAGCCGAAGCGATGTTTTCCTAGGACCGCGCTTCGGCTTTTTCTGTTTCTACGTCTTCCATTCCCTTCACGATCAGCTGACGCACCGTCTCCGCCCTGGTTCGGATCCGGTTTTCAAAACCGTAATCGTCGATGCGCTTGAGAAGCGCCGGGTCGAACATGATAGGGATACGCTCCGTTAACCGCTTCGACATTCTGGAACCTATTACGTTGTGTAAGTTGCACAAGTTAATATGATGGGAAATTTTCTTGCGTCAATCGAAAAGTTGTGCAACTTGGACAAAACTGTGAGGATATCCGGTGGCTAAAGAAAAAGAGCTTAAGGATCAGCGAATTCCGATCATGATGTCGGCGACAGAATTGTCTGCGATCGATGACTGGTCATTCAAAAACCGCATCCGTTCCCGCGGAGAGGCGATTCGACGACTTTGCCAGATTGGGTTGGCCTTCGATGATGGCCAACGCGACGAATCATTCAAAGCCAAGGCCGCCGCAGTGATCCATAAGCTTGACCACGTTCTCGATGACGTCGTGCGCGAAGTTGCGCGCGTGATAGAAGAAGGTGAAATCAGCGAGACTGAAAAGCCTGCGGTACAAAGCCGGATCGCAGAAACTCAGCGTCAATTAGATCTCCTCAACGCAAAGATTCTCGGAAACGGATAGTCATCCGTCGGCTACCCAGAAAATCGTTGTCGGCGGAAACGGTTTTCAAATGTCCGCGCCTTTGGACATTTGCTCTCGGCCCGGGCCGCTTAATAAATATTCCAAACGAGAATGTTTTTTCGACCCCAGATCCAACTGCGGAATTTCCGCAGTTCCACCATCAGAAAAAGGTTTCAGCCGAAAACCTTTTTTAAAGCGTTCCAGACGAGAACGCTTTTTTTGCGAAAGCATTCCAGACTGGAATACTTTCCGGCGCGTCTCCCGCTTACGTTCACCTTGTTAATATTTTCGACCACAAACGTGGTACGAAAAATTAACAAGGCGAATCAAAGTCGCCCGAGTGTTAGATTTTTCCGATGTTTAGGAGCGCGGCGCGCGTTTTCCCCAGGCAATCCACGAAATCAACCCCCCTAAATATAATGACTGTGGATGACGGGGATTAAACTGCCTAAGCGCCTGATGAGCTTAGGTTTTGTCGGATGAACGTCGCGGCGAAACGCGCTATTTGTTCTCAGAAACGAACAGAGAACAAATTTCGTTAGCTTGACTCGGAATCACCTAGGCTCTCATATTCCGGTCACCTTCTGATTTCCCGGAAGGCGGTACGAAAAAGCCGAGGCCTGGCAGCCTCGGCTTCGTATCTAACCGCAACGGCTCGGAAAAGCTTGCGGATCAGGTATTGCAACAAGCGCAAACTGACGCGCTGATGCCGATCTGTCAAGCGATTCCGAGCCACATAAAGAAAGCTTTATATGGCAAACTATCTTCTTACATACGATCTCAACGGGCCTAAGCCGTCTCACCATGAGATGGACCAGTTCCTTGAGAAGCTGGTGGCAAACAGAGGCCGCGTGCTCGAAACAGTATGGTGGGTTGATTATCCGGGTACGGCTGCGCAGCTTCGTGATCGGGTGAAAACCATTCTCGGTGACGAGGACCTTCTATTGGTGATCGAAGCCAAGAGTGCGGCATGGACGAAGCTCCTTGTCACGGGTGATTCTCTGAAATCAGCTTGGGCCGCAGCTTCCTAAAAAGTGATGAAGGCGGTCATCATGACCGCCTTCTCCCCTGGGCCCGAAAATAGCGGGTTCCCTAATTCAGGCTCGATCGCCGCCGCGTGTGCGCGCTTTCCGGTTCCGGCACACCCCCGAACGCCAACGCAATGAGGTTGACCTGCTCGGCCAGGTTAAGATTCGCCGCCGCCGCTTCCTCGATCGGATCACCATCAACGTCGAAGGCTGCAGCAATGAGGGCGTTGATCGCCGGCTCCGGGCAGTCGAAGATCCCCGCAGGATCGGAAGAAATGAGCCGGAGATCGGGAAAGCGCAGCTCGAGGCGGTCGAACACAGGCTGAGAAAGCAGCCGCAGCTTGAAACCGACGCCACGAAGGCTGATCTTCACCCGGTCATTGCGCAGCATGCCTTTGTAGGCGACGCCACCCACTTCGAAGGTAAGCGCAAGCATCGCCGCGACGATCTGATCACGCTCATCATCGGTCAGCCGTTCGACGGCCGCCTCCTGCGCCGCGTCGCCGCCATAGCCCAGGCATGTCGCCACCAGGGCGCGTTGCCCCTGCTCGGAAATTTCCGTCACCGGATTACCCTGCCTGTCGGGATCGAGCACGACCTGCATGAAGTCATATTGCGGGAAGCGACGCGAGAGCCGCTTCGACTCGGCGATCGTCAGCGCCCGCGCCGTCAGCTCGGCGCCGCGGATGCTGAAGGGATAGGTGAGTTTTTCCAGCTTCGATAGCGTCATTCCGTGACCTGCTCTCCGCCACCGCCTGCAGGCGGCGCAGTCCTGGCGGACGAAAAATTCAAGCCAAGGTCTTTCTCTCGAGCGCGATCAGCTGCGATGCGCCGATCGGTTTCCTCGGGATCGTAGCCTTCCGCCTCGATCACGTCGGAACGCGCCTTGAAGCCGGCGTCGACGGCAAGCTTTTCGGCCTGGCGGTCCTTGAGCGGATCGACCCAATCCCAGCGCGGCGCGATCCACTTTGCCCGCCGATAGCTGTACGGGTCCGTCATGTATTGCGCCGTCCCGACCGTCAGCCGGCCGGCGAGAACCGCATCATCCAGGAACCGGCGCCAGACCGGGCGGCAGAGCTGGTACACCATAACGGCGTGCTGCATCGCCTCGATGCGCCGGCGGAACTCGACGAGGCCGGCGCGGATCGAGCCGTAGTTCGCCTGGCGAAGATCACCGGTCATCGCCGCATAGGGGACGCCGAAGCCGGCCGCCATCCGCAGCAGGTTGCGATACTGGAACGCCTCGTAATTGCCGCCGACATCGGCCGGCTCGGCGAAGGTGACATCCTGGCCAGGGTCGAGGTCGAGCATGGCGCCCGGCTCCAGCGCGATCGCCGAATCGTTGCCGGCCGTCTGCGCCGCCTCGATGCCTTCGGCCATGGGATGCGGCGCTGCATCGTCGCCGAGCTCGGTGGTGATGAAGCCGCCGAACAGAGCGGCTACACGCTTGCGCTCCAGTTCCGCGTCGTCGTAGCAATCGAGAACCGCAGCGGTGACGATGCCCGAGAGGGTATGCGGGATGCCACGGATCTGGCCAGCAAAGCCGGTCGAATCGAAGAGATGCAGGATCTCTTCCGCCGGCACGCGCACCTGCTCACCAACAAAGCCTTTGCGCAAATCCACCTGGTCGGCGCCGGGATGCTGGCGCAGGAACCAATAGGCGACGCGTTTGCCGATCCCGTTGAACTCGACGCCCATCTGCACATAGTTGCCATTGTCCAGCACGCGATTGTCATTGAGCGGCAGCATCTCGGATGGCATCAGCTGCAGCTGCAGCGGTACGATCAACCCATCTTCCGGCCGCCGCGTGCGCAGCCGCACAAAACACTCCCCGGCATCGAACATCTCGGAGGCAATCGTCGCCTGCATGCCGTAGAAGTCGGTGAGCCCGTCGGCGTCCGCCTCGTCGCTCCAATCCAGCCAGACTTCCTGCAGTCGCGCCTTGAACGCGGCGTCCGCATTGAGCGACGAGGGCTTGATTCCCGACCCGGCAAGCGCCGAGACGAAGACCTTCTTTGCCTGCATCGCATAGGGATTGTTCTGGCTGAGATAGCGCGATCGGGCCACGACACTCCGGCCATAGGTGCGGATCTGGCGATTGATCTCCTGCGTCGTGGTGGTGAGGCCTTTCAACCGCCGCGTCGAGCGCCCGGCATCAAACGCCTGGTGGCGCGTGGGTGCCGGCTCGGCGATTGTCAATGCCGTCGACTCGCTCATTTCCCGTCTGCCGGCAGAGATGCCAAAAAAGCGGCCGGCCCATTTCCCAATGCCCATAAATCACCTCATTTCCAGCTCGGCGTCTTGCCGGCCCTGCGCAGTCCCTGCCGACCTTGATGCTTCGCCAGGCGGTCGGCGACGTCCTCGGGCGCGATCATCTGGTAGGTCTGGCCGTCAAAGGTCAGGTTGATCGGTCGGCCGCCGCCCCCCGCCACCGGCCCGCCATCGGCGAAGGCCGGTACCAGCGAAGGGCCGCGCATGCCGGTGGTAAGCGACGACACGACGCCGGAAAGGTCGACCGGGCCGCCGTTCGCGAAACCGTGTCGCAGCCGGGAAAGAAGCTGCGCCCCGGACAGCCGCGCGCTGTTGAGCGCCGCAAAGAATTCCGACCCGTATTTGTCGACAGCGCGCTTTCTGATGACGAACTCGCCATTGGAGAGCCGCGCCAGGATGCTGTCGCTCGTCCCGCTTCCCGGCCCGGAGACGCGCCCGCCGCCGGTAAATCGCCCGACCAGCCCGCCTGTCGCCAAGCCATCGCCGCCGGTATTGGCCGTCGCCGATCGCGCCCGGGATGCGGCCGCCTCGGCCCGCGCCGCCAGCGCCTCGAGCGACGCGACGGCGCTCTGTAGCTGCGTCACCGCCGAACGCACCGAAGCCAGCATCGCGTCGAACTGCGAGCGCACGGCCGATGTCATTCGCTCAAGAATCTGCGGGATGCGCGTCGCCATGCTCTCGAACGGCGCGACCAGCGCATCGCCGAGCGAGGCGCCACCTTCGGCCACCGTCGCCTGCACCGTCTGCAGCGCCGTGGTGACGGCCGCCGGCACGGCAGTCAAAGCCGTCGCGATCCGATCGCGCGCCTCTTCGAAAGGCTTGGCCAGCGTATCGGCAATGCCGGCCGCCGGCTGCGCCTTTTGCTGGCTTCCATCGCCGCCGCCAGCGCCCGAGTTGCCCTGCTGGACACCGCCGGAAATCGCGCCGGCAACCGCCTGCGGCACCCGCGACACTTCGGCAATGACACCGTCGGCCGCAGCCTTCGCCGCGGCGGGAACATCGGACAGCCCCTGCGTCATGGCGTCGGCGACCGTCGGCTTTCCCTTCAACTCGTCGGGCACGTGGATGATCAGGTTCGAAACATCATCCTTCACCTTGGCGACATTCTCGCCCGCCTTCGCCGCGCTATCGGAAACGCCATCGAGCGACTGCTTGCTCGCATCGGCCGCCTTGGCGACGCCGTCGACGAGGTCGAAGGTCTGCTGCACCGGCTTGCTGCCATCGGAGGAATGGACGGTGATCGTCTTGCCGAGCGCTTCGACCTTCTTCTGGGTATCCGCCGCAGCGGTTCCAGCCTTCGCGGTCTCTGCCGCCGATGCTGCGACCTGGCCGCCGAAATATTTGGCGATATAAGCGGCATCGCTCATTTGGCCCGTCAACAGGGCGACCCTATCGCGCGCCTCGACGGCCGACGCCGAAAGTTCTTCCGATGGCTTCGTTGCCGCAATGATCTGCTGCGCCAGCTTGCCGAGTTCCGGATTCGCCGCGCCCATTTCGCGGATCGCCGATGTGAAAGACTCCAGCGATCGCCCGCCCTCCACGAATGACTTGACGATCGCGATCATCGGATCGGCGGCATGCGGCAGCGAGTCCAGCCATTGCGCCAGGTCGTTCTTCAGCTTGTCCAGCGCATGGGGCAATTCATTGTCGAGCGTTTTCAGTTCTTCTCGCAGATCGATCAGCCGCTGGTTTTTTTCGTCCTTCGCCATGTTGGCGATCTTCATGCCGACCCGGCGATAGGCTTCATCGACATCATCGACGACGCCCTTGTGCCGCTCCATCGCCGCCGTTGCCGTATCGGTGCGCAAGGCCCATAGCGCGATGCCGCCGGCGACGGCGGTCGCAACGGCAATGAGGGGATTAGTGCGAAGCAGTTTCAGCGCTTCCCACGCGAGAAGCGCAGTCGAGCGCAATAGGCGAAACGCGCCGGTCGCCTGGCCGACGGCGAGCGAAATCGCGAGCATCGTGCCATCAATGTTTATTCCCGTGAGGCCCTTCAAAGCGCTGGCGGCAACGTCGAGCGCCTTCTTGAATACGCCGAGCACCGGAATGACGATATCGCTAAAGGCGGATTTCGTTGCCCGGCCGAAATCGACCACGGCGTCGCGCCATTCGATAATCCAGATATTCTTGACCGCTTCGTCATCGCCGGAGAGTGCGGCAATCAGGTCTTTGATGATCGGCAAGGCTTGATTGGCCAGGTCGCGCGCAAAGGCCAGGATGGCATCTCTATTGGAGGTGATCGCGTCGCGCAGTGCGATAGCGCCTTGGGTGATCGCCGGCGCGAACAAAAGGCCTAGCTGGTTCTTCAGGCCGCCGGTGGCGCGTTGGACTTCGGCGAGCGCGTCGCCCATCGCGTCACCGATTTCGCTTTGGGCCTCTGTAAAGACGATACCGAGGTGCTCGGCCGTCTTGCCCATATCGATCAGGCCGTCACGGCCGGAATTCAGGAAGGGAATGAGCGAGGCACCCGACTTGCCGAAAATCTCGATTGCCGCCGACGATTTCTTGACGCCGTCGGGCATCTTCGAAAACGCTTCGGCAAGCTCCTGCACGATCTGCTCGGTCGGCTTCATCTTGCCGTGCGAGTCGGTGACCGAAACGCCCAGCGCCGTGAATTTGTCTTTCGCGCCCTTGGTGCCCGCCTGCACCTCACCCAGCGCCTTATTCAGTTTCGACATCGAGGCGCCGAACGCGTCGGCCGCAACATCGTTCTGCTCGGCAGCGAAGGCCAGCCGGCCGTAAGCGTCGATCTGCAGGCCGGCCGCCTGCGCCGCCTTGCCGGCAGCGTCAGCGGCATCGGCGCCGCTCTTCGCAATGGCGGCGATACCGCCAACGGCGGCCAGGGCGGCAGTATTCAGGCCCGCAAAGACAAGTGCCAGCCGCTTGCCCGTCGTCGCCAGGTCGCCTGCGAAGGTGTCGAAACGCTTACCGAAATTGATATCGATCTTTGACGCAGCGCTTTTGATCTGGTCGAAAGCCTTTTCACCAGCCGCGCCGAGCGCCTTCAATTGCGCTTCGATCTCTTTACCGCCTTCAAGCGTGATCCGTTGTTTGATCGTTTTACGTGCCATGGGTTATTCCCCCCCGGCATTAGGATGGACGGAAAACCAGTTGTTTGCCTTGTTCAGGCGATCGACGACGTCATCCCAGCTGGATGGCCCCTTCAAGACTTTTGCCGAGGATAGAGGCCCCGTTGCTTTGGCCATCGCATAGGCGTCTGGTGCCTCTTCCTGAATGCGGCTCATCACCCGTTTCACGTCCGGATCGGATTCGCGGCCGAGGCAATTTTCGCGGATGAACGCGGCGATCTTTACATCGCGCTCGGCTTTGGCGCTTCGCACCGCGGCTATCCGCCCCATCGCATCCTGAAAACCGCGTGAGCGCTGTCTGGATCCGGATGCGGAGACCGCTGCCGGCGTGTTCTTATAGGTATCCCAGGCGAATGTCGGAGGCTGGACTGCGCGGGCGTCCGTGACGCGGGTGGCGTAGCGCTTTTGCACGGCTTGAGCGCCGTCCATCCACGTTTCATCGGCCAGCTCGCGCAGGATCTCAGCTTTGGGCCGACGGGTTTGCCTGACGTAGACATCGGCCATCGAGCGGTTGATCGTGTCCAGCTGCTCGATCATTTTGGTGTGATCCTGGATATTGCCCCAAGTCAGGCCGCTAGGTTCGTGGACCATCATGTAGGTGCCGGTTCGCATAACGATCTCCTGCCCGGCCATGGCGATGACCGAGGCGGCGGAGGCCGCGATGCCTTCGATCAGAACCGTCACTTTTCCCGGATGGGCGCGCAGGATGTTGTAGATCGCAATACCCTCGTCGGCCCAGCCGCCGCCGGAGTTGATGCGAACCGTCACATCCTGGCCGCCGAGCTCGGCGAGTGCATCGCGCACGTTGAATGCCGTAAACCCCTCGTCGTCCGTCACGCCAAGGCCGACGGTGCCATAGAGCCACAGCTCTCCATTCTTCAAAACGTTCATTGAGATATCCCCTTCGGTTGTTCAGCGGGAATGCCAGCTGATGGAGGCCTTTAACTTCGCGGCGGCGGCGGCGTGAGCTACGCCGCGGTCGTGTTTCTGCTGTTTCAGTTGCCGGAAAAATCCGAGCCACGCCCACGCCTCGGACAATCTGATCTGCCACTGGCTTCCACATCCGCCGCGCCCGACGAACGGCATCCCTCGCCTGAGATATCCGCGCATCGTCGGCAACGACACGCCGAGAAGTTCAGCCGTATCGACCAGCGTAAAGACACCGTCCGCCACATCTGCGGGGAGCGAATGTGCCTCCATCGCACTCGTCATTTCTGCTTCGCTTAGCGGTCTCATTGCGGTCGGCTCCAACAGGAAAATGTGAACAATCAGATCATCGTTAAGCGGGTCGGCGGGATACATAGTCGAACGGACTGCGCTGCCGCCTTACCCGCTTTGCGCTCGCGCCTGGGAAGGACCCGCCGCCTGCGCTGTCGGCGGCCCGCCGACTGGAAACCAGACGAACGTCACGCCGCGCGGCAGCTTCATCCAAGGCCATCCACGCTCGTCGAAGGCGCTGCGCCACTGGTGGAAGGTCGGCGCGTCTACTGCGACCGCGTGCATCTCGGGCAGGTCCTGCGCCTCCTGCGGCGAAATGGTCATGCCCTTGCCCTCGGCGGCCCGCTGCAGCATGTCGTTCACTCGCGGCCAGCCATAGGTTGCCAGGCGCTCCCGCGCTGCACGGTTGCCAGCAACACCGCCGGCGGCGATCAGCTTCTGGATGAAAGCCGGCGGTGCTGGAGGTTCGACGGGCGTAGTCGCCAGCAATCGCAGGAGGTGGCACGTCCAAGCCTTGCCGAAGGGTTGCGCCACGACGTGCTCGCCCTCGCTCGCCGGCTGCTGTGGCACCGCCTCCCATAGCCGCTCGCGAAGATAGGTCGAAGGCGCCGGCGTGTGATCCTTGCCGTTCCTCCGAAGCAGCGCCAGCCACGGATCGCGCATTCGAAGCGCTGCGTCTCGGTCCTCGACCGACAGCTTGTGGAAAGCTCGCTCGGCGCTATCGAGCGACAGACCAGCGAAACCGGGCCAACCATCGACCAGTCGCTGGAACGCCCGCTTGGCCGCCTTGCGATCGGCTCGACCATCCTGCTCATCCGAAATTTCATCCTCTCTCGCGCGCTCCTGCGCGCCTTGAGAGGTTGATTGATGGTTAATGACGGTTTGGGTGAAGCCCACTTCACCCCCCTGCGAAGCCCACTTCACCCCCCCGGTGAAGTCCACTTCACCCCCCTGAAAATTTTTCGGGGTGAAGTCCACTTCACCCCCTGCCGCGTCGTCGGCGCCCTTCGCGGTGACATATTCGTCGGGAAGCTCGCGCAAAATTTTCAGGTTCACGCGGTACTTGTTGGCTCCGGAAGGACCGCCACGGGGGACAATCTGGATAAAGCCGGAGCGCTCCAGATTGCGCAAGCAAAGCTGCACATTCCTGGGCGACATACGCGCTTTGCTGGCTAGGTAGGTGACAGACGGAAAGGCGATGCCGTTATCGTCTGCGTTATCCGCCAATGCCAGCAGCATGAGAAGGTCGCCGCTTTGGACTGGCGCCCGGCTCCACACGATGGACATAACTTTGATGCTCATTGCCGCAATTCCCTCGAGTCGATGATGCTGGAAGGCGGCCGGGTCGCCGCCTTCCGATTCCCGCGTTCTGAGAGCGGGCGCGTTGGCTCACTCAAAAGGAGATGAGCGCCAACTGCCGAGGTTATTTTGGCCGCACCACCATCGGCTGGGCGCGGAGAAGAGGAAAACTGAGCGAAACCTCCCCTCTCATGAACCTCAATCTTCGGCCGCCGCCGGCCCCTCGATGCCGAGCAACGCGCGTGGGTCTGTGTCCTCGCGATAATCCACAGCGATACCGGCATGGCGCACCAGCGCGACTTCGACCCGCTCGGCCGCCAGAATGCGCGCATCGATTTCGGCAAGCTTTTTGGTGCGCTGTTCCAGCGACAAAGCTTGCTCGTCTTCGGAATTTGCATCGATTTCCGCCTCGATGGCAGCGATCAGACTGTCCTTGAACAACCAAGCGAGCAAAGGCATGTGTGCCGCCGGAACATTGCGTGTATGGCCAACGTCCCCGGGAAGCGCCACGCCAATCCCCCTGCCTCGGGCGATTGCTTCGTAGTCGGGCCAGATTACGCCTTGGCTCGGGCCATAATTGACCAGAAGCGTCACGTCTGGACGCCCGCGGCGGGCCAGTTCTTCGACCTCCGCGCGTGCCCTTATCTTGATCTCAGCCGAGGGAAACGCCTTGGAAAGGAGCTCGTGCCGATCGGCTAAAAGGTTGGCGATCTCGTTCCGCTGTTTGTCGTTTTCCGGAATAAGTCGCTCGGCTGTCGGGAACTTGATCGATGGGACCGAAGCCTGTGTGCTGATGGATGTCCGGAGTAAGGTGACGTAGGCTTCCACACGCGTCAGAAGACGCTGCTGGCTCTGCCACCTTTCAGCAAGGACATTCCCCCGGGCCTCAAGGTCCATAAGCGTCTTGTGCGCTGCGTCGAAAGCGCTCTTCAGTTCGTCGTATTTCGGATGCCCCTCCGCAAGACGAAAATTTATTGCCTGGTTTTTGAACTGTCGTTCTGCCTCGGCGCGATCGTCGCGCGCCCGTTCCCGCTTCCGGCTGGCAGCATCGACCAGATCTCGCAAGTCACTGACGCGCTCGCGAAATTCGACCAAGGCTGTTTGAGCGCTCGGCGGAAGCTTGCCCCTATCCGCGTAGGCCTCGTTAGACCGTATATCGCCGCTTGCGATCTCGCCGGGGAATTTCAGGTTCGACATTTGCAAAAGCCTCTCGTTACTGTTTGAAGGAATCATCTGCCGTCTGCTGGCTCACGAATAGGCCGAGCTCGCGAGCCAGCACCGCGCGCACTCTTGCCGCACTCAAATTGCGATCGAAGATCTTGAGAATTCGCCAGAAATTTGCCTTGAGGCCCTGTGGATAAGGGCAAGTGTCCTGATTTCTGGAGCGCCGCCAATCAGATCCCGAGCGGAACTTTTCAAGGCCTTTTGCGATCTCATCGGCCATCTCGCGAATCGATCTTTCTGGGAAAATTGTGGTCGCGATCTCGCGTATCAGACGATCGCGCTCCTCGAGCGCGCTCGTCGTTTTCCAGCTGCGCCGGCCCGCTGCGGGCTTCAGTCCAAGCGCGGCGTCGAGACTCGACTCTGTGCCGTCAATCACCTTTTGGACGGCCACGCACAATTCGGCCGCGACCTCACCAGGATGATCGGCCAGGATCCACTGCAGCATTCTCAAGGGGTCTGATGCGGCCGTCATGATGCAGGGGCCGCTTGCCCCGCATATCGGAGGGCGTGAGCCCGCTTCGATGCTTCGACCGCGTCGAGCACGCTGATATGGAAGCGCGCCATCAGCTCGAGTAACGGATTGCCTTTGATCGTGTCCGCGTTGCTACACAGCCAAAGGGCCGCTTCTGACACTTTTTCGGTTGGAAATTCGCCCGTAAGGCTTTGATTTTCCATATTGCGATTTCTCCATGGTTGGAGAAAATCGGAAACGTTATCAAATTGCAGCTAGGGACTCTGACTCCGTCGATCTTGGTTCGAATCCAGGTTCCCCAGCCAATTGTCCATGTTTTATATTTCAGTAGCTTCCAGATTTCGTTCGGAAATATCCCTACCTTGCATCCCACAGGCGCGCTCTTGGGGATGTCCTATTTCCTCCTGCGCGCAACCGATTCTTTCTCGATCTTCAGCTTCAGCCTGCAATCAACGCCTCGGAATGCGATACGAGTGCCTACTCGGCCCGCAGCGGTGGCGACCGCGGGCCGATGTTCTGTCTGCGATGATT